GCAAGCCTATCACGATTTTGGAATAAAAAAACTAGGGAAAACCCCTAGTAAATAGTTCAAAAAAGGCTGGAAAGCTGCGATAAGATGCAGTCACCGCAAGCACACCGTAAGCGGATTTATCGACCAAGAAAGGTTTTTTATGATTCACACACCGTTCCGAGAGCTAGTCAGGAGAGAGCTTGCAAGCACCACATTTTGCTGCTATTGCTTTGAGCCACAGGGTAGCAAATATCACTGCTGCCAAGAGAACCACTTTGTGCCTTTTACTGACCTGTATCCCGAAGACCAGGAAGACATCTTGAACAACGAAATGGATGAGTACGAAGGAGCAGACAAATGACTGTACACACCAACATCCGTGAAATCAAATGGGACAGCTTGGGCAACGGACAGCCTACCTTTCTCTCTGTCGAATACGAATGGGATACAGAGATGGACACCTTGGTAGTCTTTTCTGTTTGCCATGCAGGACTTGAGTGGATTGACTACCTAAGCGACTCAACCCGTGAACACATCACTAACAAAATTTCCGAAAGGCTTGAAGATGACTGCGAATAACGAAGCAGACCGCATCATTGCGGACGCAGAAGAAGCTGCACAGCGTTACGGTGCAAAAGACCCAGCAGATAGACTGGCCTACCAAGTCGGCGTGTTGCAAGCCCATATCCGTGGCTTGTGCCATGAGGCTCAGTACAACAGCGATGAGTTGAAGAAACTCCAGCAGGAAATCTTGTGGGAGCGTAAACAATGATTACATCAAACAACGCAGAGGAAATCATTGCAGATTGCAAAAGCAGAATAGAACCTGCAATCTATCTGGAAATCTATGTGAAGCATCTTTGCCGATGGATAGAAATCCAAGATGAACGTATCGAATGGCACAAAGAGCAATTGAATCAAATTTACAAGGATGCAAAATGAAAGTTTACAAAGCAATCAACAACGTCCAGGCTGACTTGTCTGTGCTTGGCATTACGAAAGACCGCCGCAATATGCAAGGCAGCGGATACAACTTTCGGGGCATTGATGATGTCTACAACACCATCGCACCATTGTTGGCAAAACACGGGCTGTGCATTCTTCCACGGGTTTTGTCGCGTGAATGTGTGGAGCGCGTGTCGCAAAAAGGCGGTGCATTGTTTTATGTCACTGTGGACGCTGAATTTGATTTTGTGTCTGCTGAAGATGGCACTAAGCACACCGTCAAAACTTTTGGCGAAGCAATGGACAGCGGCGACAAGGCCACCAATAAAGCTATGTCTGCTGCCTACAAATATGCTTGTTTTCAAGCATTCAGCATTCCAACAGAATCGGACAATGATGCGGATGCCCACACACACACGCCAGCACCAAGAGTGTCAGCAACAAAGACAGACTTAGTTACGCCTAGCCGCATGAATGTAGTAACTGGTGTGGCGCAAGCAATCAATGAGCGGATGGCAGCAGATGATGTTGTCGGCGCATTGGAAGAGTTCCAGGGCATCGTTGATGTCGAGGAAAAAACAGCACTATGGGGAATGCTTGACAGCAAAACCCGTAGCGCAATCAAAAAACAATCTGAACTTTCAAAGGGTTAAAAATGGCAAAGCTATACGATGTGACAGTGGTGAACGGCAAGTACGTCAAAGATGGTGTTGAGAAAAACAACTACCAAAAGATTGGCAGCATCATCGAAACCAAGAATGGCAAGCAGTTGAAGCTGGATTCCATTCCTGTGATTGAGGGCGGCTGGAATGGTTGGGCTTATCTCAACACTCCAAAGGCCAAAGATGGCTTTCCGAAGGATGATGGCTTTCCCAAGGACATGGACGACGACATCCCATTTTAATTTTCGGGAGGGAAAGCAAGGGTATCGATTCGCAGTTGCCGCCTGAGTTAGTACCTCCCACTTTTTAGGAGTAATTTATGACTACTTATGCAGATTTAGAGATGAACATTGTGCGCTGGGCAGAGGCTAGGAAAATCATTCCTAACAGCCACTCACAAACTCAATTACTCAAAGCAATGAGTGAAATTGGTGAGTTGGCAGATGCAACCATCAAGAATGACCAGGATGGCATTGCTGACGGGGTTGGTGATGTGATGGTTTGCCTCATTGTTTACTGCGCCTTGCAGGACATCAACCTAGTTGATTGCATGGAATTGGCTTATGAGGAAATCAAAGACCGCAAAGGCACATTGCTTGCCAATGGCGTGTTTGTGAAGGATGAAACATGAGATACATCCTAGACTTCTTTGCCCTGGTTGGCTTATGCGCCAGCATCATTGCAGCAGGGTTTTACTTGGGGTATGCCACCTACCAGCCTGAATGCGAAGTGTGGGTTGCTGCGTTTACGAAGGAATGCAAATGATTGCAACAATCAAAAAACTCCTACAAACACCAACCCTTATTGAATTGGTGGTCAAAGAATTGGTAGAGGCGCATCGGTCTAAATTAGAGGCTGAGAGCGCACAAGACTACGCAAGAAGCGTAGTGCAATACAACATTGACCGAATCAAACGATTGACCAACACATTGGATGAGCTGAAGGAGCAGGCATGAACGATGAAGATACCGATGCAGGCGGCGACTTATTCGTTAGCATGGCAACCGTTCTAATTGTTATATTTTTCTTTGTGTTGTTTGTTGCTATTGTTGTCGGCATTGTATGGGGGTTACTGCTATGAAGACACCAGAAGACGAAGCGTTCGATGACCTTGCCCGCAAGCAGGGTAACTGGGGCGGGGGCTATCAAGCCAAACGACAGATGGCTGCGGACAAGTTTATTGCCGCAGAAGAACGCAAGGTAGGTGAGCGTTATGGCTATGTACCAAAACTGCACCCTAGTGAATGGATGAATGCACAGCCAGCGCAGGAGCCTGTGGCGCACTTGTGGGAATGTCTCGGCAGATGGTCTGCGTACCTTGTTGAAAATGGAAAGCAAGCAGACTGTTCGCCTCCATCATGGCTCGTTGACGCAATAAATAAGGCCACCACCCCACCCCTGCCAGTGCAGGAGCCTCAATACGAATTTTTGATAGACGACCTAGCAGATTGGAAACAGTACGTTGAAGTGGACAACGCTCCATACGGATTACGTGAACACGTTACCAAAGTGCTTTTGGCTCATGGCATTAAGGAGAAAAACAAATGAAATCTTTTTGCAAAAACTGCGAGTCATTACAACCGTCTAGCTTTCGGCTTGAACACGACGCGGAAACACGCAAACCCTATGAGGATTTGTGCTGCAACACCTGTCACTTTGTTGTGGCTACTGTTCAGGGGCGTGAAGCATTGGCACAGCCACCCCTGCCAGAACAGGAGCCGGTGCCGCAAGGCTCAAAAGAGCACCTCAAAATAATGATGGAGCACAGCGCATGGGACAACCGCCTTGAGCTATCTGATGCCTTGGCAAACATTGACGAGTTTTACGCAACCGCCCCACCACAGCGCACATGGATTTGGTTATCAGATGCCGATATCAAAGAAACCATTGACAGTATTTGTCAGTACAGCGGTGACTACGAAGAATTTCTATGCAAAAAAATTGAAAGAAAAATAAAGGAACTCAACACATGAGCAAACGTGACTTAGCATTGGATAGCCTAACGCGCATCTGCGAGATACAGCAGCGCCTAATCAATCAGCTTATTGCAATGGAGCAGCATTCTTATACCCGTGGATATGAAGATGGAATGGCGGCACAGGCTGAAGTAGAAATTGCATTAGATGAAATGGCGGTCAAAAATGAAACTATATGACGTGCCAAAAAATAGCACAATCGTGCTCAACAATGGACTGGAGCTAAAGTTTCACCACATCGATGGTATGTACAGTGTGTGTACAGATGGCGAAGGTAATGTGTATCACATTGGCGCAACTGAAGAAGTGGAAATTAAGCCAAAGGAGGAGCAATGAGTTTTGAGAATGTTCCAAATGCACCAAAAGCACCAATTATTCGGGGCTTACTGCATAACTTCCCTGATGGCTTGACAGTCTCAGAAATCTGCACAAAGACTTTTATTGATTCACGGGTTGTACGCACCTGCCTTAAAAAGATGGAAGATTGCTATATTGATAGGTGGCTGGTAGGAAAGCATCAAAAGCCGCCAGAAGCTGTTTGGTGTGTAGCCGATGTGCCTGAGAATTGCCCTAAACCAAGTAACAGAAAGACTAAGGAATGAATATGAAAATCAACGCCACATTCAATGATGAAGAAGAGGCCA